GAACGTCGAACTTGTGTCGTAACGGTCAGTTGCGGCAACGGTCGAAGCGTAAGCGTTCAACAGCAAGCCGCCGCCGTTGTAAGACGCATCNTTTAGCGCCAAGGTNGGGTCGNTTGCGAAGTTGTCAAGGCTAAACATACCGTCGTAAGAAATAGACGCATTGCCCGGCGCAACGGCTGCGCAGTACAACCGCCCGGCGCTGTCGAACGTTGCCGTCGTTTCGTTGCTATCGTTTGAAGACAGGAAAGCGGGCGGCGTGAAAAGAAGCCGCGTAACGACGTTTTGCGCTGCGGTATTTGTGGGCGTCCATCCTGAACCTTCGGGCGGGGCAAACGTAACCGTCGAAGACGAAAAGCGGTCTTGAACGCAAGAAATCTTGATTTCGTTAGAAGTCAATTCGCCGAAATCAATTTTCGTAACGCGCATAACCATATTCGAAATGTTAAACGGCTTCCAGTTCAAAACAAATACGCTTCCTGGGCGCAGATTTTGCGCCTTGCGATTAACGACAATATCGCACTTATAAAGCGGAACGTTAAGCAACGACAATTGCCGCGAAGCCAATACGGAAGCAACCGACGCAACGGCGCAGCCCGGAACGTTGATTTCGGTTGATTTAACGCGGTTTTGAAAATTGATATTCGCGAAGTCTTGCGTAACAGCTACGCTGTCATCGTAGCTATTCGAACGGTCTTTGAACGTAACCCGACATTGGTTAAACGTATTTTCCCAAGTCGTTTTTTGAAAGTTCTTCAACGTCGAAATACTGGATTCGTCCAATACAAGCAAACTTCCTATCGTGTAATCTTGACGAATCAGTTTTGCAACAATTTTTGCGGTTGCCGGGTCTTGATACAATACGCCGTCGGCAACGCGCATAACTTCTTCTAAAACGTCTTTGCCGGTAATCGCCGATTGAACAATAAGCGACATTCCCAAACCTTCGTTATAAAGAGTTTGGGCGCAGCTTATCAGCGAAGGCAAATCAAGTTCGGTTTCTGAATTTCCAAAGCGGCCCCATTTTTGCGTAAAGGCATCGTAAATAATTTCCATCGGATTAACATCGTAACCGTTCGGCATAAGCGAATAAGTCGCATGAAGGCCAGACGTAAGGCGCGATAGTTCAAAGCTAAACGCTTTCGGCGTTGTGCTAGTGCCGATATAAAAGGCTTTGAATACCGCACGCGCAAAGCCGTTATAGGCCGGAACATTCGCGCCAATCTTCGAAACCAAATAAGAATCTTGCGGCGGGTCAAAACGGCCATCGTAAAACGTCATTGTTCCTTGAAGCCCGCCGCCTTCTTTTTCACCGCCGAACAAATTAGGAAGGTTGATCGAAATATCGCCGGAAGAAATATTGCCCGACCAAATTTCGTAAGTATCCGCCCAAATCTTGCGAAGTTTTACGCCGGGGCCAAGGCACAAAATGCAATCAATGCCCATATAATTTTTGTAGCCGACCGTAACACGCTTCGAACNGAAAAGCCCCGTCTTAACCTTTTTGGTAATCGCAACCGGGCGAAAATCGCCATACCAAGCCGTTATCGGCGATTTCTGGCGCACCGTTCCCCACACTAGGGGCATNGGGTCGCCATGCTTCGACCGTGGAAACTGGAAGTCGCCAAGCTTCGCCGCGCGGGCGTTTTCAATGTTCGGCTTCGGGGTAAGNGCCGCAACCAAAAGAAGGGCGACGNTAAAAACGACTAAGTACCACATTTATTTAACCCCTGTAACGAATACGTTATTCGATTCGCCCGGAACAAACGGACAACCGCCGAAGTTGCGTTGATTGGCGAATTTCGGGCAACCGTTAGCGCCCGAATAAGAATGGTCGCAACCTGCCGTAACTTGAATCGAAGTACCTACGGAAAGTTTGCTAAATTCATAATTGATTGTTAGAAGGCTTCCTGATTGATTTACAATCATTCGGCGTTCATTATGGGCAGGAATTGCAATTTCGCCGCCGATGAACCAACCATTAGGAAAACCGCCAATCGAAGGAATGCCAATAACACGGCCTTCTATTGAAGAAACTTGCGTATCTAACGAATTTGCGACGCGGGAAACCTTGCAAAGTTCATCGAACAAAACGTTATTACAAGGCGGCTGAACATACACGTTCGGGATATTGCCTTGCAGGATAGAACCGAACTTGGAAGGAATGCGAAACGTCGCGAATTCGTCATTTACTGTAATTGACGCAATCGGCCCTTTCCAGTAAGCGACATAAGTTCCGGCGTCGCGTTGAAGTCGATAAATAGTAACCGACAACGAAGGCGGCGTAGTTTGAAACGCATAATCTTTAACGATTTGTTCGATAATTGGAATATCTATCGTAATATCTACGTTATCATCGTCATGCGTTCCAACTTTCAAACCGCCGCGTTTCATTCCGGCAACCGGGTTAAACGTAAAAGAATTAAGAATGTGCGGTATCGCGTCGGTCGTCATATAGTAATTTTTATATGTTCCGACGAATTCGTAAAGTTCGAATGGCGCACTATCCGAAACGCTTTCTTCTTTAATATCGTAATCAGACATATTTAAACTTCCGCCGTTCTAATGGAAAAACTCAAAAGCGATTCAAGGCCGTAATGTTTCCATTCTATCTTATCATCAGACAAGCGAACGGGCAGCAAATAGGAAATTCTTTTAACCTGCTTCCATTCAACCCCGACAGGAACGGCAGGGCTGAAAAGAATAGTCGAAGTGCCGTCTTCGTTGGCACTTGCCCCGATTATTTCGGTTCTGTGAATGCCGCCGGCCGTTTCAATTTCGATAAAACGATGCGTCGGAAGTGTCCAAATTTTTTCTGCATAGTCTTTGTCTTTTACAGTGTAATTAGTGGCGGCGTCGGCTGGTTCGGCAATAACAGCAAGGTCGGTTCTATATGTAGGCATCCAAAAGCGCCGCGCTTGGCCCCGACAGTAGGCGAAAAAGGCTTTCCAGTAATCCAATTCTTCAGGGTTTGAAATACGGTTTACTTTGAAGCTACGCGGCCCGCCAATGCGGCTATAATCCCAACGGCTTACAATATCCTGCACGCCCGTTCTGTTGTCTAAAGAAATTTGACCCGTTGAAACTTCATCCCTAACAAGTTCGTTCGCAAGCGGGCGTTTTGTTAAAATCGGAATCCCGCCGTATTGTTCAAACGTTACGGTTATTCCGGGCTTTGCTAGTTGCGAACGTTGCCGAATCAGTTTCGAAGTTAACTGTAGTTCTGCAACATCATTCACGGCGTAACGACTTATTGCCGTGTTGTTGTCAACAAGCGCAGGCGAACCGGGAATGATTAAAGACTTTGCGGGAATTTCAATGGCTAATGCAGAATTCACCAAAGCGCCGAAAGCTTCAATTGTGCCGATTTCAACAAGCGCGGAAGACGACGGCGTTTGAATCAAAATGTATTCGCCTTCGCGTATGTCTGTTTTTGAAACATCAAAATAAATCGCGAAGGTTCCTAGCGCGCTTGCTGAAGTCGTCGGCGTTGCGTATTGGAATTCAGGAATCCAAAGACGACCGACGGCAGTTGCCAAATTTGCATAAAATCTGCGTATTGATTCGACAGTATCAAATATCACTTTCGATTGAACTTCAACGCGCGGAACTTCCCCGCGAAGCGCGATGCGCTGTTCGGTTCCGTCAACAGTTACGATATTATCGCTTAACCATTCCCAAGTTTCAATTATGGGGACTTCGGGCACAATGTCGAATTTAAAGGCCCGCGTTCCGGTTATTAAAATCGCGGGCTGGTCAACTGCGTTAGAAAAATCAAATTGAATTTCAATATTGATAGTCGGCGGGCCTGAAACGCCTACAGTTACTTCGTAAATAAGTTCTTTAAGCGGGGGCATTGCATAAGGCACGCCCTGCCCTGTTACGACAACGCCCAAAGGCTGACTAACTAAAATTTCTTGTATATTGCTTGCACTTTTAACGTATGCGTTCCAAATGCTGAATTCGCGCGTTTGCGAAGATGCGACCGTCGCAAGGTCGATTTTTGCGGGCGAAATATGAATTCGGTTGTAAAAGTCATCAAAAAAACTAGGGGCGTGCTGCGCACCGATTGCCCACAAATTAGCAGGCGTCATTCTATAAGCCGACCGCCCGCCTTGGCCTTTTCGCGTTTCTGCGTCAAAGGGCGCGGGGTTGAACGCCGCAAACCCGAACGCGTTAAGATCGCTTGAAAAGTTCGGGTTTACTTCAGGCCAATTTCTGTCCGTCGTTATTTGCGCAATTCTTCCGGCCATTTTTTAAACTCCGTCGTATCGAATCGCATAACCAAACGTTCCGCTATGCGTCGGGGGCGTTGCGTTCGCTGGTTGAATCGAAGCATTGTGTTCGCCGTCCCTAATAGCGGTATTTTTGCGCAACCACGGATAAACCTTCCATCGGTCGCCGCCGTAAGTCACAATATCCCCCGGCGCGTTGTAATCAATTCGGCAAAAGCGGGCATTGCGCGGGTTTACGACCGTAGCTCTACCGTTCGAACCCATATCCAAAAGGGCTTTGATCGGAAGAAGAACATTCGTATTATTAAACGCACTTGGAAGCGAAAACAACAATGCGGCAATCCAAGAAGTCGCGCCATTGATAAGCCGCATTGTTCCGGGGCCGCTGTTGTAGCCGTACCATCCCGCAACGCCGTTTGCGTTTGTGTATATAAAAGACGTAGCAACTTCGTCAGCCCAAGTAGCTTTCTGAAACAGTCCAAGGCAATTCGTAGAAACGTTCGAAAAACACCACATGCCAATATTGTAAATGCCTTCTTTCGTAATGTTCATTCCTTCGTTTACGATAGAGGTTGCAAGATTTCTAGTATTGTGCGCCCCCGTGTACCAAGGCCCGCCGCCTGCACCTGCTACGTCAGAAGTTCCGAACGACATTTGCTGATAAAAATCGGAATTGAAGTTTATAACCATGTAAACTTCATCCGGGTTTTCGAAAAGACTAATTTCGTAAGTTACCGGAAAAGTTACAAACGGCCCGCCCAAGCGTGCGCCCTTCGGCGATTTTTCAGAAAGAACCCCCGCGCTTTGCCCCGTTCCGCCGTGAATAAGAACGAACGTAACGTCGGTCGTAATTTCGAAATAGCTACCGCCTTTCCAAATTACGTTTTCAGCTTGAAGCCATCCGTTAGCTACGCAAGCATTGCGTAGAGCTGTTGCCAAATCTGCAATGTTTGCAGCCGCGCCGGTTACATAGGCCATTTTTTGACTCCTTACATTTCCAGCGCGACGAAATCGCGCCAAGCCGTGCGGTTTATGTTTTGACCCATTACAAAAGCGCGCCCGCCCGCTAAATGGATAGCTTGCACCGCTTGAAGTACGGTCATTCCAGTTTGATCGACAACCGAACTTCCGCCCGACTGAACGACGTTTTCGACAGCGTTGTTAAAACCACTCACGAAACTAACCCCGTCTAATTCACCCCATACGTTATTGGACAAAGATGAAGCAGTAATGCGGTCGTGAATAATAATCGGTTCCACTTGATAAATCCCGCCTGCGGGTACTTGGCAAGTGCTAGGCCCGGCAAGGCAGTATGTGGTTGCGGTGCTGCCGCCGTGCGCAAACGGCCACATTGCGGGTTCGTACCAAGTGCCGTCAGGCCGCCGCATATAGAAATTAGTAAGGGTCGAAATAGAATCACTGTGATACGGGAAAACCTGCCCGGTATCGCTAAAGCGTTTCACTTCCGCGCCGTTGAAACTTCCAGCGCAAACAAGCGGGTTCGGAAATTCGGCGGGTCTTGCGTAGGGAAAGAACTTTCCCAAATAACCATGAGTATAAACAGGCGTGCCGACTTTCAACATAAACGCGATGCGCTGCGCGTTCATTGTCATGTAATAAGTAATTGCGTTATTGTGGGCAGGAACGCCCGACAATTGCGCGCCGGGTTGTGTATCGAACGTATTTCCGGCGACGTATCCAGTAAAAGCGCCCAAGAGCAAATTATAATAATCGCCTGCAACGCTTTGATAAGTTCGAATGCCTATGTAAATTTCTTCGTTGCCTGATAGGCCCAAGCTTTTACCTATCCATTCGCGATTCGCCGAAACGGCGTCGTAACGAAGCGTTGTCCATCCGTTAGCTTCGGCAAGGGTTTTAATCGCGGCCAATAATTGATAATGGCAATCATCGCCGCCGCCCTTCGTTACTGTTCCGATTGCGTAACCCATTATTTAACCCCTACAATTTTCGCAACCGTCGAACCGTTTTGTTCGATGGTTTCAATAATAAATGCTTGACCTTCGGAAGACTTCAAACCGGCCAAGGCGGCTTCTTTCGATTGTACCACTACGGCATTAAAAGGAACATTGACAATCGGCGCGGGCGCTGCGGCGGGCGCGTTGCCCACACTAGCCGCCCCGGCNTGTTCGCCGTTCCGTTGCACGTTTGCCGCGCCAGCCTGCAAGGCTTGCAGATTNGCGACGCCAATTCGTGCCGTTGCGTTTGCNTCCATNACGTATTCGCGACCATGCACGACGCCCGCAACTTCATTAACGCCAATCGACCCGGTATANCCGCCTTCTTTAAACCCGGCGTTTTGGCTGCGGATTTGTTGAACGTTCGCCAAGCCTGCGGCAATAGCTGCGGCGGCTGCGGCTGCGCCCAACGCCGGGCCNACGTAAGGAATNGACGCCATNGCNGCGTATGCGCTTGTTGCGCTTTGGTAAGTCGAAATCATNGCTTGCGCAATTGCGGCGGCTTTGCCAACTGCGGCCATTTTNTTGTTNCCGGATTTNTGCAACTGCGGCCAAGTTTCCGAAAAAGCTATTCGCCGCGTTCAAATGCACGTTTTGGCGCTGCAATTCAATTTGCATTGAAGCCGAAGCGTATTCNTGTTCNGTAATNAANCGTTNGTCNTACATTGCGNTTAATTTGGTCNTTNTACGTTTGATACATTGCCAATTGTGCGTCGATATTGCTTNGGAAGTTCGTTGTATCGACGCCCATTCCTTGCAGCATGGAATTNGTCGCGTTGGCTTGGTCGCCCGCAGTAAAGCCCGACGATTGATTGGCGCGAAGGTTCTTAATCGCGGTCAATTGGTCGATAAATGCT